TCTGACCTTGATATCTTGTTCATAAATAATACTTCTCTTTGTTTTCAATAAGGGAAGTTAAATATGCTCGACCAAATTGACAGTTATTTTAACAAGCCTAAGACTCTACATGAGACAGCAGAAGGCTTGTCACATCACATTAAAATCAATGCAGATTCATGGGGATTTACCCTATGGGATGGCAAAGATGTATCATTTAACCCTACCAATATCATAAAAGAAAATGAAAAATTACTTTCAGAAGTTAGAGATGATTTGATCAACAACCGTATTACCACAGCAAGACCAAAGAAATTTGAGGCTATGGATAACGTCATATTATTACAAGGAATACAGGAATCAATAGACAGGGATCTTGGAACATCAAGTACGTCATTGGATTATTGTAGTATAGGTTCTAGTTCAACTTCAGAGGCAGAATCACAGACAGACTTGCAAGCAGAATTTACTGACTCTGCATATGCAAGAAAAAGATTTTCAACAATAGGTTCACGATCAAGAGTTAATCAAACTATGAAACTAGGCATGCTATGGGATGATACAAGTTTTGATTCTACACCAAAAACTATCAAAGAATCAGGTGTTCATTGGGCATCAACAGGAACTACTAAATGTCATGCAAGAGTTGTATCAACTGACTTTGTACTAGATGCAGGAGATCTCTTTGTGGTCCAGATTAATGAACTGCAAGAGAACGGAACACTTTGACAGCAAAGACAGGCAGTTGGGCAGGTCTTGTTGTATCAGCAGGAAATCTGGATGGAACTACATATGGTCAGGGAACTACATTTCCTAGCTCATGGGATGTCTCAAGATTATTTTGGCGTTCTGATTTAAAGAGATTATACTATAACAAGGGTACATCAGGTTCTCCGTTATGGGAGGGAGCAGATGTTCCTGTTGGAACAATCAATATGTATGCAGGAGCAGTAGCAGATATTCCTACAGGTTGGTTGCTTTGTAATGGAGCAGCAGTATCAAGGACCACATATGCTCAGCTCTTTGCAGTATTAGATACAGAGTATGGAGTAGGAGATGGATCTGGAACATTCAATGTACCTAACTTTGTAACAAGCAACAAGTTTCCTAGAGCAGCAACTAATGATGCAGGCAGAGGAACAACAGGCGGTTCAAGTACACATACATTAACTGAATCAGAAATGCCATCACACACTCACGCTATATCCCCAAACCCACACAATCACTCGTCTTATGGTTCAACAAGTGGAGGTGCATTAGATGCTTACAATCCTGCAACAGTTCCTGTGGCTACGAACACAGGTAATACTTCATTAACTAACGCATCAACAGGTGGTGGTGCAGCACACGAAAACAAACCACCATTCATAGACGTACACTTTATTATCGCAGTTTAAATAGTAGCAATCCGTTACGAAATTGTGGCAAGAGGTAAACAATCTGGAATAGCCTTTGGTCAGAGAACCAAACAAAAAGGACAATCTGACCTAGACCAACTAATCAGGCTAAAACAGTTTTTAAAGGAAAGATTCCATATGGATTTCAAGAGGGAATGGTACTGTGGATTTGACAAAGAATACGGAAACTTATGCAGAATTAGTGAATCAGTTGGTCGTAAAGAACTCGAACGATTTAGATGGAAAAACCCTGACCTCCTATGTCATGATAGAGAGTACGGAATTATTATCGTTGAGCTTGACGGTTCAATCCATGATAGAAAAGTTAGAAAAACAGAAGAAAGAAATGAACTCTTTAGAGGAGCAGGTATCAAACTTATCGTACTCAATATTGCAGATATTAAAGAGTGCGGAGAAACAGTTATAGACAGGTTAGAGGATAATATGTTAGATCTAATTCATGGTAAAAAACAATAATTGTAAAGGTTGTGGCAAGGAACTAGAGTGGTACAGAGGTCGCCCTAAAGAATGGTGTGCCAAATGTTTGTATGTTGATACACTTAGAAGAGGCAGAGAATATTATACCAAAAACAGAAAATTACGTTTAAAGAAAAGTAATGAGTATAGGATTAAAAACAAAGAAAAGGTAGCAAGACTACAAAGACAAAGATGCAAAAATTATACTCCTGAACAAATAGAGGAAAGAAAAGCATACATGAAAAAATATCATGCAAAAAGAAAACAATTAAATAAACACAGTACATCAAAACGTTAATGATTAAGAAAACATTCGCATTAGTTGCACTATTAGCAATCGGTGTAACTTTTGCATATGCTGAAGAATCAACAGTACAAGTACCATTTGACTATCATGGTCAAAGTTGTTGGCTTGAATCTTCTACCACATACCAATGTGTTTGGGAGGGAGAAGTAGATCCTTTCTCACTTGAAGATCTGGAATTTTACAAACATGTTCTTACTGAAGAACAATATGCTGAAGAGTATGCCAAACTCACAGCAGTTCCAGAAGTTGTAGAGTTTGTAGATGACAGAACTCCAGAGGAAAAACTAATTGACAAATTAGAAAAGAAACTCTATGGTGGAGAAGCTACTGCAACTGAGTCAACACATCTAAGATTGTTAAAACAACTAGATGAATGTCAAAGAGGACTTGGTAATAGTGCAGCAATACAGGACCGAACATCATTTGTTATCTCAGAGTTTGAACATGGCAAGTACAACAACATTGAGATAAAGGGTCAAGTAGGAGACTTGTTACAGGCTATCCAAGAATGTCAAGCACAACAGACATTAGAGCATTATGTATTGTCAGCAGAATATGCTAACAAAGCCAATGGTGCTGATGATGTATTCTATGACCATCATGGTGCATGGCAAGGTATTCAGGCATTAGACTTTGAGTTATACACCAAAAACTCTGACAGATATGACCTAGATCCAATATGTGATAGTCATTTGTATGCTGACAAACACAAAGTTTTGCTAGGATGTGAAGATGTATATGAGTATGAGGGAAAGACTAACGTTAATCCTAAAGGCTACATAACATATTACTCTGATGCAAATACAAAGTATATGAAATATCTACAAGATAATTCAAGATATGCTACTGTTGAGGACAAACAAGAACAAGCTGAATTAGCAGCACCCTTAGTACAAGAGATGTTAGAACAAAACTCCTGGTACGGCAGGGATTAACCCCTTTTTTATTTGACCAAAAACTTTATAAGTACGGTACGGTACTTTATTTTGTGAGAGCATGTCATGGCATATGCTATAGACTAAAGTGTGCAAAGACCACAAAGCCAATCTACGACAACCACAGACGTTGTACCAAATGCGAGGTATATTATCATAAAGACGTTACAGTATGTCCATGCTGCAAAATAGTTACTAGGTCCAAACCACATAACTCAATCAACAGAGCAAGATATAATAATAGGACTATACGTATAGATAATCGTGAGACACGATACCTATATTCCTCAATGTTATGAAGTTGACTTTGTAAAGTTTAAAGAGAAATGGGGTAAACTTACGTCAAGAGAGATATGTTATCTCATTAGGGAGAGTCTAAAGGAATGACATCATTTATAGATAAGAACGGAGAGACCTGTAACCTTTTAAAACTTGCAGAACTTCGACCAATAAATGAGAATGACGGAAACGTATTGCTGCAAACAATAATAGCAGGACAATCAGAGATAGAGCATTATGCACAGCTTGTAATTTACAAATGTCCAAACTGTACGCATGAAAAACAATGGCACTACCCAGAGGACTTTGCTGATTGGAGAGACATACCAAAAAAGCACAGATGTGACAGATGCAACTTGGAATGTTTTGAGAAACAAGTAACCAAAGGTCAACTACGAAAAGTCCTAATGACAGAACAGGGAGAGGCAAATCCAATACACCTTACAGGATTCATCTATGGAGACAACATAGTACAGATACAACCAGGAACTAAGTTAAACCTACGTGGAACTTTGAGGTCAAGAAAGAGAACACCAAAGGACCTTACATATCACAGATTCTTTGACATTAGCGAGTATAGATTGACAGATGAAAAACCTATCATACCAACTGAGGAGGAGATACAGCAGTTCAAGGACTTGGACAAGACCGAAGTCATAAAGTCATTTGCTCCTCACATCAGAAATATGTACCTGATCAAGGAAGGACTACTTTTGACCTGTTTAGGGGGGGTTCAAACCGATACAGCAAGAGGAGATATCAACACGTTATTGCTAGGAGATCCTGGTTTAGCCAAGACACAGTTGCTCAAGTTCGTTACGGAAATTGTAAAGAAATCAGACTACGTAAGTGGGAAATCCGCTAGTGGAGCAGGGTTATTCGGTGGGGTTGACAATTTATCAGACGGAACTCGTATTGCAAAGCCTGGATCAGTTACACTATGTAATGGTGGAGTTGCAGCACTAGACGAGATTGAGAAGATGAACGAGACAGACAGGACATACTGCCATGAGATAATGGAGTCTCAACAGTTTAGCTTGAGAAAGATTGGCATAGACATTACATGGGAGGTCAAGGTGTCTATAATTGCAGCAGGCAATCCAAAGAAAAGCAGATGGA